AAAAAACCCACCGTCTGAAGAGGAGTGGCAACAGACGATGGGGAAAGCGGGGGAGCTTTATCACAAAAAAGTAAACAAGATTTGCCGTCTTCGTTTTACTTCGCTCAAACGCGTCTTTTGTGAGGTTTTATTCTACCACAAGTTCGGGGTATCGCAACATTAATTGTTCTTCTGTTAAAGGTTTTGTTCTAGATTCTTCTACTTCAAGAACGTGATCAACGATTGCCTGTATCTCTTTGTCCGCATGGGCAGTGTTGGCCCCATGATAAAGCACTGATTCAAAGATCTCATCTAACCTCTGGCTCATGCCAGGTATCTCCAGTATCTTTGCCTTCCTTCTCAAGCTATTTATAAACGACATATGTCACCTCAATTGTAACTGATTGGTTGGTAGCTGGAACTGGCCAGCATCTTTTTATGCTCTTCACGGTAATGCTTTGCTATCTCAGCCCTTAACAACTTGTTAGTGGGCATCTTAACATTCCACTTCTCTCGCAACATCTCCATATGACCTGGCCCTAAGTGCTCCATACACCATCTACTAAAGTCCAAAGGGTTGGCAGTGAACGTCCGGTGGCAGTAATGGCAGAGACACACAGCGTTATCCAAGCTCCACCTTACTGACTTGGCTGACCTACCGTATATGTGGGCGCACTCTTGCCTACCATGCTTACCACAGTGTTCACAGATAGACTCACTCTTTAGTCTTACTACGTCACTAAACCACTTATCTGCCGCATCTCTCTTTATAGCCATTCTAAGCCCCTCTAAGGCGTTTTACCTGTAACTGGTACGTTTGCTTAAGTTTAACTCAAACTGCCGTTAAAAGCCATTTAACGCACGTTTATCATGCGTTCTGCGACCTTTTCAGGGCAGTGTACTCATTTCCGTCTGGCATGGGTAGGTATAAGTCTCTTTCTGTCGCCCAGTGCAGTACCTGATCCATGAAGTAGCACATCTCACCCTTGTCCAGATCGCGCAGACTAACTAGCTGGTCTTTTACTTCAGTTGATCCCACCTTGATGTTCTTTCTGGGGCCAAACTTGTGCTTCATCATCCACTTACAGCCCTCTGGTGTTGCGTCAGGCTGCCTCTTCATAAAGGTAATCGACATAGCCCTGAACCACATATGGACTAAGGCCAGTTGACTAAGGGTGGACTTGCCCTGAAACTTTTCTAGCTTAACAGCGCAGGGTGTGGAGTAGTCCCAGTTACCTAGTCGGTCAATGATTGCAGGCAGTTTCTTTTCGAGGTCGCCTAGACTTGTTATCCGGTGGTAATCACCTTGGGTAATCTCTGTCATACAATTTTCCTTCTTAACCATTTGTTCATTGTCTTGGTTGATCGTGTTTCGCAACGCTTGTAATCAGAAGGTAAAGCGGTCTCAAGTGCCATGTCATCGGTAAACACTCGGCTGCCTCTCATGCGGTCACGGATTAGCTTGGTCGTGATGTTAAACGCTTTGCTGAGGCTGACATAGCTGTAGCTTTCCCCAGATACCAGGTCAGGGTGATTCCCTGAGTACTCGATCATCCTGCAACGAGGGGTTGTGGATCTCAGTGGGAATAGATCGCAATCACGGACAATATTCCTGAGATTTCTATGCCTAAACCTGCTTTGAATCGTCTGCGGGCTAACTGAAATTGCCTCAGCAAACTTTTTCATCGTATATGACTGGCCGGACGTTAAGGATTTATGCTCAGTTCCTTCGTAAACATACAGTCTGTTACCAGTGGGGGTGATTCTTGCTGCCATCTTGCTCTCCTTTAATCGGCCCAAGACCGATCTGTTAGTTGATCATGTAGTGACTGACCTCGTATAGAATCAGTTTTTACTTCTCTCTTCTGGGTTTGCTTTGCCCGTTCTTTGGACTTCCAGGTTCCTACTGCGTGAGGCCAGGACTTCATCTTGTTCTTGCCGATCATCCAGCCCTTAGATTCATAGAAGTTCCAGAACCCTACAGGGTCAATACCAGCATTGGTTGAGTTACAGTAATCAATAAGCTCATCAAGTGTTGGTGCTACAAATCTCTTTGACTTCTTTTTTTCTGGCTCGACCTCAATAACTTCCTGATCGACTTCTTGTAAAGCTGGGGAACTTGTTTCCCCCCTATTCATTGTATTATTAACTGTATTATTAACTGTATTATTATCTTTACACATTTCTTCAATAGGGTCTTTAACTTTTGTTACATAGGTATTTAACTTATCTTCAATAGGGTCATTAACATTTGTTATAGGGGTATGTAACATTTCTTCAATAGGATCATCAACTAACCTTATGTACCTATGTAAGATATGTTTAGTACCCTCCTTGTACTGCAATTGAAGACTTATATGCCCTGCATCCCTTAATGCGCTTACCCATTTGCTAATTGAGGTCTTGCTAACCTCATAAAGACTGGCGAAATAGTCATTACTGGCCCAGCAATAGCCTTTTTCATTCGTTAGCGCAGTGATTTCACCGTACAAAAGCTTTGCATTAGGGGTTAAACGTACGTCATAGCGTACGCTTGCAGGAATAATTGCGTAATAACCCTTCTTAATCATCTTTAGTGCCTCGATTTCTGACTTCATCCTTCCAAGCCTCTGCAATATAAAGCCCATAGACCATAAACCCTAGAAAACCTAAGGCACCGGCAAAGTAAATCACGCCAACTAAAGTATCCATCACTCACCTGCCGCAATAAACTCGCTGACATCTACGTTAAAGGTTGCAGCGAAGGTTAAAAGAGTACTAGCCCGTGGCGATCTATGCTTATTTCTGATCAAGCTAATAGTAGAGGGGTTAATCTTAGAGATACGAGCCAGCTCAACTGATGACATCTGGTCGCGTTCCATAAAGTGCTGCAATGATTTGTTAATATCCATGATAATTCCTTAATTAGTGAGGTGTAATCATAGCCCTTTGTTAAATTAGTTGCAATAGGACAATTGCTTATGTAGAATAAACACTTCAACAACAGGAGAGAACCATGACCTATCAAGATGAAGACCCAGCAAGAACCGGCGATTACGATTTCGTCAACAAGCTTAGTAATTCCTTATTTGGCCGCAGTGTAGAGGAGACAGATGAAGCGTATGATCTTCGTGTATCTCTGCGAAACGGTGCCGATTACTATCTTCCTATGACTGCCTATGAAATTGAGCGTGACCTGGCAGCAGCTAAGGAAAATGAGCGTCTGGTTAATAAGGTTCTCGAAGGCTACCAGGCTAGGTGGGGTTAATATGAACTTAGAGACTTCAACTTACCTTGACGATATTGACCGTGGAGACTTAGACTGTAAAAGCGGTTATGAAGCGCCTAGTGATGAATCAGAGGCGTATTACATTGGATACGGTGCCAGATATGTATTCGAACAAATGAAATCAGCAGGAGAGTTCAATTGAATAAGAAACCAGTTCAGGAAGTTTATACGCGGCATGAGCTTGCTGATAGACTTAATCAAACAGCAGACTTTATGTTAGAGAAGTCAGAAGAGTTAAGAAATCTAGGCAGACCGGAAAATGTCTGGATGTCTTGGAACAGTATGAACTTAGCTATTGTTTTAGAAATCGGCGCTCTTTGCGGTGCAGAATACTTACCAAAGGAACTTCAGGAGAATTTAACTTATGAAAGCTAAAAGTGTATGGGCTACTTTATCGGCCATTAATTGCAACGACCATGTTGCTTTAAAAGGCAAATTATCTTATCTCAGTTGGAGCTGGGCATGGCAAACATTGAATGAACACTACCCTGAAAGCACTTTCGAGTATTTTGACCCGACTTTTTTTGAGAATGGTACGGTTGAAGTATCAGTTGCCGTAACAGTTGAGGGAAAGACTCACAAAATGTGGCTCCCTGTTATGGGGAATCGCAATGAAGCCCTAGTAAGTCCTGATTCAAGAGCAATAAGTGATTCCAGGATTCGCTGCCTGGTTAAATGTATCGGATTATTTGGGCTAGGACTGTACATTTACAGTGGCCAAGACTTGCCAGAAGCTTCTAAGACTGAGGTATTGACCCCAGATCAGGCTGCTGACATTAAGGACTTACTGGAGCAGGCTAACGCTGATGTTGCTAAGTTTCTAGGGTTCTTTAAGGCTGCTAGTGTAGATGAGATGCTGGCAATTCATTACCCTAAAGCTGTTGCTGCTCTGAAGGCGAAGATCAATTAAGATTTTAACCCACGAACAGGGCAGTGACGGGTGGCTTGCTTCTAGATTGGGCAGGCCATCAGCTAGTCAGTTTAGTAAGCTGATAACAACATCCGGTAAGCCTTCAGGATCTGCAAGTAAATACATAGACCAGATGGTTATCGAGCGTTTATCGGGTGAATCAACACCGCATTTTCAGTCTGAGCATATGGCAAGAGGTAATGAGCTTGAGCCAGAGGCGCGGGAATACTATGAGTTACTGACTGGTAACACTGTAGTCGAGGTAGGCTTCATTTTAGATGACAGTGAAGAGTTTGGATGTAGTCCTGACGGGTTGGTTGGTGAAGACAGTGGGTTAGAGATTAAATGCCCAGCAGAAAACACTATGTTAAGCTACATTGAAGACCCTATGAAGGGTGTAAAGAGATACTGGCAGCAGATACAGGGCTGCATGATGATTACGGGCAGAAGTACATGGGATTTTCTAGCATACCACCCAGAGATGGAGCCTGTTCTGGTCACAGTTGAGTACGATGAAGAGTTTACCGAAAAGTTGTACGATGAGATCGTGAAAGCGGTCACTATAATTAATGAACAATGTGAGGAATTAGCATGAAACTAGGATTAAGCATTAAAATAGATGTTTCTAAGATAGACAAAAGCCGCTTGTATCAGGGTGCCAAGGGTACTTATCTGGATCTGACCACGTTTATTAGTGATGAGCTGGATCAGTATGAGAATAATGGTTTTATTAGCACGTTTATCAGTGATGAGCTAGACCAGTACGAGAACAATGGCTTTATCAGCCAGTCAGTGACCGCAGAAGAGCGTGAAGCAAAGACCCAGACACCAATCTTGGGCAATGTTAAGATCTTCTACACTGATAGCGCTGAAGCTGCACCGCAGGCCGCTGCAATTGATGAAGACATACCGTTCTAGAGTCTCCTGTACAGGCGTGGTTCACCTGACCCAACGAACCTACACAAAGTAAGTATTAGTCATATCATATATGGTATAAAAACCATGAATATAAGCCATTAGCTATCATTTATAATTGCTGTAAAATCCACCCCTCACTAACGAGGGTTTAAAGATGGTTTGGTACGGTATCACAGTGGTAATGTTAGGCTTGATGGCAATAGCGAGAGATGAATTCAAGAGGTAA